ACTACCTCCTTTTACTTTTTTCAATGGCATATGACTATTATATATAAGAATACAAATTAAATAGACAATTACACATATAAATTATGGGCATTCCAAGCTATTTTCATTTTTTGTTAAAAAATCATAAACGTATTTTAACACAAAAAAATCAAATTTGTTGTGACGATTTGTGTATTGACGCAAACTCGTTAATATATGATTCCGTTCATGAATTAAAAGTCATTGAAGATACGAAACTCATTTATGAGAAAGTTAAAGAAAAAATATATGAATTGATACGGATCAATAAACCAACACAAAAGACCTATGTTTGTTTTGACGGCGTTCCCCCATTTCCTAAAATGGTTCAACAACGACAACGACGATTCAAAAGTGTACTGACAAAGCAAATCTTAAAAGATACTTCAAACACATGGAATACCAACCACATTACTCCCGGTACTGATTTTATGATTGGATTAGATACGTATTTAAAAAATGCGTTTAAACAAGAACGCATGATTATTTTCAGTGGCACGGGTGAAAAAGGTGAAGGAGAGCACAAAATATGCAAATTATTACGCCAAAACCATAATTCAAGAAACATTGTCATTTATGGTTTAGATGCCGATTTGATCATGTTGGGACTTTTGTTACACAGTGAAGGATTCAATATATATTTATACAAAGAAACAAAACACTTTGAATACATTTCACAAGTCAATCCAGATACCCATTATTACTTTGAAATCAATGTACTAGGAGAAGAGATTCACTCATTGTTGGAAGGAAGTACAAAGGAGCAATGTATTTGTGATTATATCTTTCTATGCTTCTTATGTGGTAATGATTTCATGCCACACATTCCAGCAATCCATATACGAAATGATGGTATCGTATTGTTGATTGAAAAATACAGAGCATTAAAGCGGCCTTTGATTGACATGAATACGAAACAAATCATGTGGAGTTCTTTTCATGCTTTTGTTCATTTGTTTAAAGAAGAAGAAGAGGACTATATTGCCCAGAACATCACGTGGAAGCTGAAACGAAAACGCTTTATCAAGACAACGAATGAAGAAGAGCGATTAAATGCACTGCCATGCATGGATACCGAAAAAGAAACGTACTTGTTAAACAACATGACATCATACAACAAATACATATTACATCAACATAACGTAGAAGAAGTGTGTTTGTCGTACTTAAAATTGTTGGAATGGACGTGGTATTATTACAACGGTATAGAGAAAAATGATTACATTTATTACACCTATCCTTATGGACCACGCTTTGTAGATCTCCTACAATACACACCCATTTTTGATAGCCATTCTTTTCTGGATTCTAATACTGGCTTTGAAGATACAGATGTATACAGTCAATTGTTTTTCGTATTACCACATGTGAATCATAAAGAAATCATTCCATGTGAAATCTACGACAAATGTGTTGATACTTTGTATGACGAAATGCCTGAACTACTTCAAATGAACTTTTCTTTTGAATATTTTTTATGTAAATATTTTTGGGAAAGCCATTTGCACATGGGCGACTTTAACATGAAAAAATTAGATAAAATCATAAAACAAATAAATTATACCTAACTATATGACTCAAGAAATTGATTTAGAAAACCGAGAAGATTTGATCAAACTACTCAATAGTTCTGAATACAAATTTATTATTATAAAATTCACTGCAACATGGTGTAGACCATGCAAAGTGATTCAACCCTTTCTTGAAAAAATGGTGGATGAAAAAATAGAAAAACTGAATGCACAACAAAAAACAAATCATTTTCTTTACATTGAACTTGACGTCGACGTTTGTTTTGACTTGTATGCATTTCTCAAAAAGAAAAAGGCTATCAATGGTATTCCATGTATCTATGTGTATAACGTGGAAAGATCTCGCCAAACCGACGACGCATACAAATATTTGCCTCATGGAAGTTTTTCAGGCACTGACCAAAAACAAATCCAGCGATTATTTGATATGGTTCAATAAATACATAAAAAAAAACACATACATATTCTATGAACGTAGATCTAAACGAAGAGAATTACGACTATGAAGGATTATTAGAATTATTTTCTTTGCCGCATGATTTTAATCATCAACATCTTAAACAGGCAAAAAAAAAGGTCCTTTTATTACACCCCGACAAATCACATTTAGAAGAGAAGTATTTTTTATTTTTCCGTAAAATGTATCAAAAAATTGAAGAAATTTACAAGTTTAGTCATCATGAAACAAATATACATCAGTTTCAAAAACAAATTGATATTGAAACACATTTCAAAGATTATTTAGAAAGAAACAATATTAATCCCAAGACAAATTACAAAAAATTTACAGAAGAGTTTAATAGAATGTTTACTCATGTATATGTAAACGACGATGAATATGGATATGAAAACTGGTTTAAATCCGACGAAAATATGTACGATAAAGATGATTTAGAAAAGAGCAAACAAGAAGCACGAAAACATCAAATTGTGCATATACAAAATGAAATTGAAGGCGTAGGAGATCAAAAAAAACATGGATTAATGCAATACGATTTAAAAGAAAGCCATAGTCAGCCATTTATTGTCATGGATGTGGAAGATGTATACAATAAACACAAAAAATTCTCATCTGTTCAAGAGTTACAACAATATCAACAGAACCAAGACTATACATACATGTCAGATGCACAAAATGAAAGTTATTTGGATCAAAAAGAAGCATTATTAAACCAACAATCCAAGGTTCTGGCATATCAACGCTTAAAAACAAAAGAAAAATCGGAGCAAAAATATCAAAAGTATGTTATGAAATATTTGTCCTTAGAGAATTAAATAATTTATGTTTGTAATATAATATGAGGAACTTTGTGTTTTTTGCAATTGTTATTACTCTCCTGTTTGCATATGTATTGAATAAATCTCACGAAGTTGTAGTGATGAAACATAAAATCTCAAAACATGGCGACAATGAAGACCTTCAACATTATTATTTTCAAAACTATTTAAATTTGGGTAAATCCAAGAAACCAATTGTATTTGTACATACAACAAGCTCACAAATTGAATTATGCAATATGTGTATTCGCTCTTTAATCAATGTTATCGGAAGTGATGTAGATATCGTGTTATATGACAATGAAACGGTTCATCAGCTCATTCAAGAACAAGATGAAACTGACTTATGTAACATTAAGAATCCAAATATGTTACAAGGTGTAGATTTAAAACAATGGGAAAATTACATTAAAGCCAAGTTATTGTACAAATATGGCGGCATTGTCATGGAACCTTATTTTTATTTTACGAAACAACCATTACGCAAACTCCTTTACAATGATGATCTATATATATTACATCACGCAAATGAAGGTATGAATGTATCTGCAAAAGAAATGATACCATGGATCAACTATTTCATGAGTGCGCCGGCCAAAAACAAAAATACAAAAGTATACATGAAATATTTGGAATATTTATGTACGAGCCATTCCAGCGAAGATCATAAGCATTTTGATAAGTCATTTGAAAAGCTATATGCTCTTAAATCAATAGAACCTATGTATATGGGGATTAACGACGCCAATAAAGATGTGATACAACTACACCAATTATTTGATTCCAAAAACATTCAAATGAGCAATTCTATGTTTTGTCTCTTTATCAACATACCTCTTTTAGAAAAATCTCGTCATTATGGATACGTATTAAACATGAATGAAACACAACTGAAATCTATGAACAATTATTTATCTGCATTGATGCGATAGGTGTATCAAATTGAGTTTTGTGAATATGATATTCAACTTGATATTTGGAAGACGTATACTTGATTTTATTGGTATATGTGATATCGTTTTTTTTCATTATTTGACGCATGATTGTATTAAAACTATTAAATGTCATTGGATCTCGTGTTAAATAGAAATATTTATTTTTATAATAGTATTGCTTTAAAGATTCAAGAAATGTAGAAAGGGCATTTTCATATTTTAAACGCTTATATGTTTCATGATTATACACGTACACTTGGTTCTCAAGAAGAAAGTAAGTTTCAACAAATTGTTCGAAGAAATCTACATACGTATGTATAATTTGACTCATAATTACATTAATTGTTTTTTTTATTTTTGATATCGTTAGTTAAAAATACAATAAAAATTTTATGATTATGTCCATTATAATACTCGTTCAAATATTTGCAAATGAATTCAATGGCATAATGCTGTTGTTTGTGTTGTTTAACATATTCGTATAAAAAGAAAAGAATGTCACTGACATCGTACCCATCATCATACAAGTCAAATAAAAGCTTATTGGCTTCGCGTATATCATTGTCTTCAATAAAAGAAAAATACGACATAAAAATGGATTCATCCAAATGATGATATAAATCGTGAAATGTGGCGTATTTAATATGAGTGATCTTCAACCTCTTTAGTTTTTCAAAAAAGTTTATCAAAGAACACAATGTCAAGGACTGTTTTCTCTGTATATATGAAAAACAACTGTCGTGATACTCCATATTGTAGCGTTCACATAGCGAAATAAAGATATGTTTGAAACACTTATAATCAAGCTTTTGTGTATGAAACAATTGAAGGCGTACTTTGATAAAGTCTTTTATTTTATACATACTGGATGATTCGATTAAAAAATGGACTTTGTTTGATTTTTTGTTATAGTGAAATGTATCTATGATTGATTTTAAGTATTGTTGACCGCTATCATTTAAATCGTCAAAATATTCAACGATCACCAGTTTGTCCACATTTACGTTATTTTTACAAAAGGTGATTAGATTATTAAATTTGTTGTCATCATTGAAGTAAAAAGGTAGAACGATTTTGTCCTTTGAAATGGAAGGGTATTTTTCCAAATGTTTTTGGACCACATATTGCAATAGTGTTGTTTTACATGATTCTCGGGGACCAACGCACGCAATATTATAGTTCTGAGTTATATTACATTTTTCATAGAAAGAATCCCATTCTTTTTGATTTGGCAATACAAAAGAGGAATGATACATAGATAAAATAAGATATAAGGATTAATTTATATCTTATTTTTATAAAAATAGATAAATGCAGCGCAATAAAGAAACACATTATTCTATCTTAGGAATATCAAGCGATGCAAATATGAATGATATTAAGAAGGCTTATCGTGCTCTGAGTTATCAATATCATCCAGACAAAAATCAAGGAGACAAGCAGAAGGAAGAAGTGTATAAGAAAATAAACGAGGCTTATGATGTATTAAAAGATTCATCCAAACGTCAACAATACGACTATGAAATACTTATGACTGGCGAAAACATGCAACACATTGATATTGAAATCGGAGACATTTTTGGAAAATTATTTCAAGGATTGCAAAAATCAAACATGCCTTCTATGCGACGAAACATGCCACACCCCGAAGAATTCATGTTTATGACATTTCCACCACACGCACCATCCACACATATGTCGCAACATTTAACACCACCACAAGAGTCGTCGCATGCACCAGCAATAGAAGACCTTCATCATCAATTTGTGATTTCCCTAGAAGATTCGTACAAAGGGATGTGTGCTCCAATGGTGATTACGAGACAAATACACAATGGGAAGAAAATCATGGAAGAAAAAGAAACATTATATGTCGATATACCTCAAGGTGTGGATCATAATGAAATTCTTGTATTGAAAGAAAAAGGAAATAAGTATGATAATAAACAAAGCGACGTCAAAATTCACATATCCTTACAACAACATCGTCAATTTCAACGACAAGGTATAGATTTGGTGTACAACCATGATTTATCATTCAAAGAAAGTTTGCTTGGTTTTTCCTTTATATTGCCCCATATCAATGGTCAAAATATAAAACTAAATCATTCCAAAGGTCACGTTATTATGAACAATAGTGAAAAAGTCATCAAAGAATTAGGTTTCAAGCGTGGTAACGCATGTGGAAATTTAATATTAAAATTCAACGTAATACCTCCCGAAAATCTTACCGAAAGTCAGCTAAAACTCATTGATGAAGTCTTTTAGTCAATTTCTTCAATGTTTTCTTGAGATGGCGTTGGTGTCGGAGGAGGCATGGTTTCTCCACCACCTTCTTTTACAATGTTATTCATAATTGGATTAATAAACGCTTCTAGTTCTTGTTGCGCTTTTTGATATTCTTCTTTGGATACTTCTTGTACTTGAAGCACTTCTTCCGCTTTGCACAATTTGTCTCTTATATTTACATAATGGTCACCTAATTTTTCTTTTAATGATGCATCTTCAATTGTACTTTTCATTTCATATATATAATTTTCATATACGTTGCGAGCTTCAATGGTTTGGCGATGTTTTTCATCTTCTTCTTTATATTTTTCTGCATTTTGAATCATTTCATCAATATCAGTTTGATTTAGTCGTGAGCCATCGTTGGTAATTACAATATTTTGCTTTTTGCCGGTTGTTTTTTCTTCTGCACTGACGTTTAAAATACCATTTGCGTCAACATCAAACATCACTTCAATTTCCGGTTTCCCACGCATCATGGGAGGAATTCCTGACAGTTCAAATTGGCCCAGTTTGTTGTTGTCTTTGGTCATAGCTCGTTCTCCTTCATAGACTTGGATCAAAACTCTTGCTTGATTGTCTGCAAACGTAGAAAACTTTTGTTTTTTTTGTACGGGTATAGAGGTATTGCGTTTAATAAGTGGAGTCATGACTCCGCCGGCAGTTTCTAAACCAAGAGACAAAGGCGCTACATCCAACAAGAGCAAATCTTCTAGTTTACTTGACTTTTTACCTGCTAACAAGGATGCTTGAATAGTGGCGCCATACGCAACTGCTTCATCGGGATTGATGGAGTTGCATAGTTTTTTGCCACCAAAGTAATCACTCAAAAGCTGTTGCATTTTGGGAATACGAGTAGTACCACCAACCAAAACAATATCATCTATTTCACTTTTGCTAATCGTTGAATCTTGTAATACGTTTTCTACACAGTCCAAACACTTATGGAATAAAGATAGGTTCAATTGTTCAAATTTGGCACGCGTAAGAGTCGTAATGTAATCAATGCCGTCCATAAGACTGTCGATTTCCATATGAGCTTGCGACGCAGACGAAAGAGCTCGCTTGAGACGTTCGCACTCTTTTTTTAGTTTCGCCATTGCTTTTTTGGATTGAGTCAAATCTTTGCGGTGCTTGCGCTTAAAATCATCCATGAAATAAATCATGAGATTTGTGTCAAAATCTTCACCGCCCAAATGAGTATCTCCACTCGTGGCTTTTACCTCAAATATTCCTTCATCAAGAGACAAAAGTGTCACATCCAATGTTCCACCGCCAACATCATAAATAATAATATTTTTCTCTGATTCATGTTTTTTATCTAACCCATATGCAATTGCAGCGGCAGTGGGTTCGTTGATTATACGCAACACATTTAATCCACAAATCACTCCAGCGTCCTTTGTGGCTTGGCGTTGAGCGTCATTAAAATAGGCCGGCACCGTGATAACTGCATTTTTGACTTCTTTTCCAAGATAGGACTCCGCAATAGATTTCATTTTTTCTAGAATAAAAGCACTTATTTCCTGAGGTGTAAATTCTTTGTCTTGTACACACACGACTGGCGTGTGATTTTTTCCTTCCTTTACCTCAAATGGCACATGCTTTAATTCTGATTGAACTCCAGAATCAGAAAACTTTTGTCCCATAAAGCGTTTAATGTCAAAGATGGTGTTACATGGATTTTGATTGTATTGATTTTTAGCAGATTCTCCAACGAGTTTTTCTTTTTCTTGAAACGCAACCCATGAAGGTGTTGTGCGATTCCCTTGATCGTTTGCTATAATTTCAACACGATCATCTTGCCATATACCAACACATGAATAAGTAGTTCCAAGATCAATACCAATTGTTTCACCGTCTAATAGTTTTGTTGTCATTATACCTATTTTTTCTTTACATATGTTTAAGTATTTTTGAAATATACATATGACTCAAAATTTAATGTATGCGTATAGTATAAAATGAACATTGAACCTTACGAGGGCATAGGATCTTTACTTATTGGTACAAATCTCATTGAAGGCAATAGCAGTCAAGGTGCACAAGGTGGTGGTGG